ATTAATAACTCCTTCATATTGTGGATTAGTAAATGTTGGACGTTTTGTTAATGGTACTTTTGCTCTTTCTAATACATGAGGCTCAACTAACAATCCCATAGCTTCATCGACACGTTCTGGTAAAACCTGTTTTATCTGATTAAATAATGCAAAATCAAATTGACTAAATATTCTCATATAAGCATTTATGTCATTTCGATCTGTATATTTTTTCCAATATTCTTTTGCAAAGAAATCTAAATCTGGATATCTAGGCTCAAATTCATCATCTGGATCTCCTACAAAATCATCTAATTCAACGTCACCAATATGATTAAAAATTTCTTTATTAACCTGATCAGCCATTGAATAAAATAATCCTAATCGATTTGTATCAATTGGAGCACGATCAAATCTAGACTTTTCCGCAGTATTTGTAGGAGATAAATTTCTGACTAATTCATTATCTTCTATTCGTATTTTTTGAGATCTAGGAAGATTACCTCCTAAAGAAACTCCTTGCACATAATATGTTTCAACCAATGTTTCATAATTACCGCGTTCCAAATTATCTGGTACTGGAAAATTAGACATTGATGCGTATGTACTGGCAGATGCTATTAATCCTACATCTCCATCCGGATGAATAGTATTTTGAAAATCAAAAAGACGGAATGGATGAGATGATGTTATAATACGATAAGCTGCATCATGATGATTTACTGCATTTAAATCCGTACCCAATGGATAATGTCTTACCAATGTATCATATGAACCAGTTGGAGATAGTCCAGATACGTATGATGTAGGATTTTTAGTATGCAAGTCAAACGTTGTTTGTCCGATATCTTCGAGATATTCACGATACTCTTGCATCGATCCTGAAAATGTCATTATATCACTATTTGCGGTTGTACTGGTTCCAGTAGTATTATCAAAGAAATGATTTAAATAATTAGTAACTCTATATTGATCATTATTAGTAATAGCTGCATCGCCTGGATAACCTCCTAGAGATGACTTACCTCTCTTATATGTTCCGGGGGTCAGCTCATCAGTACTAGGAAATTGCCAAGCTTTATAATGTTCAGTATATGATGCGGTATATGAAGCTGATGCTCGGTGTATAATTTTATCGTTAATATAATCTGATGATTTTTGTACCTGTAAATGGTATGTCGTGCTTAAATTGTCTTGATTATTATATGTTAATATACCAGATCCAGTAGATTGCCAAAACCATCTCACGTTCCAAAAATCGCCATCATATAACGGTAACCAATCTGTAGATGCTGTTACTGGCTTTTGGGTGTCGAGTCCATATCCATGAGAAACTACTAATCTACCATATTTACCAGATCCAGAATATGATCCAGTATGTTGTATAGCAATATGAGCCAGTATTCGAGGATCGCCGTTGTTAAGAAGAAATTTATTTGTAAACATCAACATGCTTTCTGTAACCGCGGGTTTAAATCTCCATTCTCTGGTTTGGCATGGTACACTTCCGGAGATACCATCTTTAGGAATACCCCAGTTATTAAAAGATGCTGTATAAAATTCATTACCAAATGTAACAGTAGGTGATTTAGTACCGGTCGATCCACTTTCAAATTGTAAAGCATATGTGAATCGATCTTCAATTAATAACGGAGACTCACCAGATACTTTTGGACCTCCATATTCGCGTATAGAAAGCAAAGTCTGCGGAATACCATATGTATTCATTAATGCTTTGATAGACCTTGCAGTCCCTTTAGTTTTAAGTAAATACGGTAAATTATTAACAATACGTTGCCATACTTCAGAAGTTATTGCTTCATCTGATTTAGAAAATAACGAACCAGTCTGCATATATGCTCCAGATCCAGAATTTACTCCTAATTTGTATTGAGATAATGCAGTTGCTTGTTTTCCGTTAGTTAAAGTCCAACCTAATGACTTTGCAATTTGATATAATGTTTCTTTACTTTGTCCTAATTCCGGATGTTCTTGCACATGATATACTTTTGATAAATTATCCACATACGAATAAATTATATCATAATGATGTGCAATCATATTAACAAATAATTCATATTGTTCATTATTTTTATCAATTCTTATATGTTCTGGTATTGTATGAATTAATGAATTATTATTCATACTATCATATAATGATGCTGATGCATTAAATCCTGTATAATATTCTTCTGCAATACTTGATGTTGAATGATGTAAATGATACTTACTGCCAGATAAATATTTTGGCCAAGTACGTAATCGATATCCATCTGCCCCTAAAAATCCACCTTCAGCACGGTATAATCCTTTTTTATGATCATCCCAATCATAAACATCCATATGAGTAAATAAACTACTAGTTGGCTCATAATACATCCATTTTTCAAATCCATCAAACGAACCAATTACGTCATTCTTTTTAGCTCTAGTAACTGTTACATTCCCTTGTAACGCTGTTGTATCTCCTCCGGCAGCACTATTTAATATTGCCAATCTAGAATCATAATATTCTATAAGTTCAACTTTATACTTAAAGTTTGCCAACCTTTCTTGTGCAGATGAAAAATGAATAAAGTTTTCAAAATTACTATAATCAATTCCTATATCTACTCCTGCCAATGAACCAGAAAACATAGCATCTACAATTTGTTGCGATGTTGTTAAATTTGCATCTAATAGTTGGTTCCAAGTATTAAAATCTGTTTCTGTTATTGTTCCATATGAAGGATCTAATTCAAAGTTAGGTCCTTGTAATATTGTAGGTTCAAACTCTTCAGCTCCAGGTCCTGATAAATCAATATTATCTATTATAGAATCCGATAGTTGTTCTACAACCCAAGCTTGAGTTTTTTCATTTATATCATCCGGTAATGGTTCATATAATCGTACAACAAAATCATTTTTATCTTCCCAATCTTTTTGGTTGATAATTTTATAAACTTTATTCTCACCAAAATTAAGAGCTACATCATCAGATAATGGTTTTTCTACTACCTCTTGTACAATTGGAACACCATTTTCATCTAATACAGTTTCTTGTTCTCCTGTCTTTGGATTAACTCTTGTTTCGAAAACTTTATCTGTATAAGAATTTTGACCAAATGCTTCTAGATAACTATCAATATCTAAATCAGCATCCGGTAGTGCTTTTATCCACAACTCACGACGATCATCAGAAATTTCTTTTATATATAGACCAGGCTCTTCTTCTTCTCCTAATAAATTTTTATGTACATTTACTACTACTTCAAACTTACCACGTTGAACTCCTAATGATTCAACCGCCTTTCCAAAATTGATTTGTATTGTGTCTTTATCCCATTCGAAATCATCAATTTGTCCACCGGTAATATAATTTGACTCATCTAATTTACCAACAGTATATAAATGTAATTCTACAATTGGCCTATCGTCTGGAGAAATATTTTTTGTGTCTAATTTTAACATAGGCACATCATCTTCGTTCCAGATCATACCACGAACAGGACCGTTAGTTTCTATTATTTCGTCTTTATTTGTAAATCTTTCTAATGCCATATCTTATTGTCCCGGTAAATAATTATCAAACGTTAACCCTGGAACATACTCATTTAATATTTTTTGAGGTCCTTTTGGCCAAGCAATTCCAAATTTCTTTTTTCTACCAATTTTGTTATGTACTTTTTTTCTCATGAACTGAATTGCTCTATATTGTTTTTTTAATTCATTTGCTAAGAAATTATCAATTTCGACTACAACTTGTGTTACTTGACTAAATACTCCATCGCCTTCATTTAATTGATCGAGAAGATTTTCTAATCCTGTCAAGTTAGCTAAAATTGCTTCAAATTGTGATACTTCCATACTTTGCAGTATTGCTTCATCTATTAAACCCATATTTTGATATGCAGTATCAATTGTATCTTTAACCCATGGCATATTTTCATCAGCCGCTTGTGCAGCTTGATTGAATCCATCTACTTCATCATCTACTTCATTATATATACATGCTTTAAGATACCAATTATCATCCATAAACCTCCATGGCGGCAAATCATATTCATCTGCAGGAACCTCTCCAGCTAATTTATCAACTAAGAAAAAGGCTCCTACCACTGCAGCTACACCTAATGTAATTGGATTGGTAATAGCTCCTACAACATATTGACCAATTGAAGGAACTACTGTAACAGTAGGTAAACATGTTGCAGTAACAGTAGCACCACCTGCTCCAATAAAAGTTATTGTTGTTGTTCCAGCTGCTAAAGCTGCTGCATTTGCTGCTGCAGCTCCTACCGCTGCACTAATACCTGTTGCTAATGCAACACCAATTGGTATTGATGCTCCTACTGTATATGCTACTGACGTTGTTCCTACCGCATTATATGCAAAACTTTTCTTAACTCCTCCACTCATCCATGCAGCAAATTTATCACGTTGAACGGTTTTCATCCATTTATATTTACTTACAATTTTCTCTTCTTGTTTTTCATTGAATGCCCATTTGATACGTAATGTTTTTGAACATACCTTAAATAAATTAGATTTAGATTTTTTTGTTTTTAATTTTTTTCTTTTCTTTTTAACATACTTCCACTTGCCCTTTCTACTTATGAATAATTTATATAATGGTCCTTTAGGTCCTAACTTTCTTTCATAATATTTTGTTAAATCTGTCGGTAATGCATCTATTTGAATTTTTGTTTGTTCTACTTTAGCAGCTATACTAGGCCATATTTCATATATCTGATCTTTGATCGCATCAATTTGTTCTTGTGCAATTGCCGCTTCAACCATTTCCATATATGCTGTTTTATTATAATATGCTAACGATCCCGGAGGTTCAAAGTCTTTAAGTTCTGTAATATCAAATGGATTGCCTCCATTATTGTAATTATCAATATATTCTTGATATTCGGCTGTATCAATACCTTTAATTTGGTCTTCATCTACATCAACTATATGCGGAAATGCAGACCATAATGGATGACTGTCATTTTGAAATGAATTATCACCTTCTAATACAGAGTTAACACCTCTAGTATCTGATACAGCTCCTCCGGCGTCTGTTACTTCTCGTTCTTCATTAGCAGCATCACCAACAGTTGGAACTACCGTACATCCTCCATTATCAATCAATAATTGCACCATACCTTTTTCGCCATATCTACCTGCATTAGACGGAGAATATTCTGATATATCAATATCATTTACATATGCATATGCTTGCATTGTCCTTGACCCTCGAACAAATTTCCAATGACCTTGCATCATCATTCTTATATTCAAAACAGCATCATCAGAAGCTATATCTGTATCTTGTGTTACATCGCCTTGGTCATATGGTACTGGCCAATCTCCTACAATCATTTTGCCTTCATATTTTTCACGTAACTTTTCTTTATAAGTTTGTTTTTGAAAAACACGATCAAAATATCTATCTGCAGGATCTTCTTTCACAAATCTATCTGGTGGCAACTCATTTCCATCTTCATCAGTTGGTGTACGTCCTTCTGTTGCGCGCATAGATTCTGGTTTTATATAATCACCCGGATCTCTTAAGAAAGGTGTTTTAGGTAAATATCCACTTCTAAATCTAATACTTATGTTCCAATCAGAATCTCTAGTTGGCAAAGATCTTTGAATAAATTCTTCATATGCAGTAATTTCTCCATCCTCATCTTCATCAAATTCTTGGAAATCTATATCATCTAATTCTTCTGTCTGACCATCTAGTAATAAATCAAAATCTTTAACTTCGTCTGAAGTTGCTTCTGTAATATCATCATATGTTAATCCTCGTTCAACTAACATTACTTCCAATGTTTTATAAGTCGGAATAGCATATGCCTTTCCATTAATTATAAAAAATACACAAAATACTCTATTTGTTATATCTTCAGCATCTGGATCAATAGTTTGAGGTCCTCCTGAAATATATAAATCATGAAAGTCTCCTAAATCTGTTTCTGAATTAACTAAAAATAATCCGGACGGTGCAGGCTCTTCGATTGTTACAATTGTATCATCTTCTTCAGCATCTTCAAAGAATTCCCACTCTTCATCAATTAATTCATCTAATTCATCTTCATCTACTGTTGGATATAATTTAGTCATTTGGTATGGAGCAAATCTATCCTTTTCTGTTGATACTCGTAACACGCCTTTTTCGTTTCTAACTGCCGAATCAAATTTTTCTCGTGACGATATTGTTCCAATTTCAGGTTCTGTTTCTGCTGATGTTCTTGTTGTACCTGGCTGATTTGGAGTTAATTGATTTTGTCTATATAGAAAATCATCTGGAAACTCATCTCTCATTATACTAAGTAACATTCTATTTTGGTCAAATGCATTCAGAGTTTCTTCTCCAGATGCAGCTTGTACAAACCTGTTGTTTCCTAACGGATTTTGCTCTTCCGTCCTTTGTTCTGAATTATTTGCTATTGCGTCACCGCGTATTTCTTCTGCCATATTAATTTACCACTTTGAAATAAAAGTCATCAAATGTTTGTACATCATCTGTCCTTTCACATTTTAACATTATTTTATAATATCTTTCAGGCATGAAAGAATCCATTCTTAATTTGAAGTAGCTGCCATTACTATCATCACTTATTTTAGTCTTTGAATCAGAAAATACATTTGTAAAAGGAATAACAGTTTCATTAGTTACAGAATCTAATATAGAATATGAACTTGAATTAGGAAGTCTTTCTCCTGTTAAATAAAAAGATGACGTCGCATATGATCTAGTTGGAAATTCTGGACGAACGCCTATTCTAAATTTTGCAATCTCTGTTGTTCTGTATTCTGATTTTATATTTTTTATATAAGGAACATATGTGTCAGATGATATTACTGATTTAGTACCAGTACTAGTTTTATCATCCCAACATACTTCTAATCTTGGTACATATATTGTATGTGTTTCTCTACCAAAGAATTTTAACGATCCTAAATTTTCTCCTGATATTTCATCTGTATAAGGACGTTTTACCATGAAGCCATTATTTGTTATTGAACTTGCTCTCCATTTTTCAACAATGTCTGTTACATTCATTCTTATATCAGGAGCTTCATTACTAAAAGATTGACTTGCTTCATATCCAGAACCAGTTATCCATGTTCCTCCACCATTATCTTGCTCTGTTGTTCCCATTTGGCCATTACTATGTGCCGAACCTGTTAACCATGCAATATAATCTTGTCCTCCGCCATCTCCTGTTCTATAATACCATGAAGCTCCTGCTTTATTAATAGGCTCATCTCCAAAACTACCATTTCCATTTGACCATGATTCGGAAACAGGAAAAGCTTTAATTGAATAAGAATGTAATAAATCTGATGCATCTGCTGCTCTTAAGTTAAGAAATACAGATGCTGATGTAGCATTTTCATTATTAAGTGCAGGAATATCTCCTGCCGATATTGCATTTGTTATAGCAGTTATTTCAGTACCAAAATCAATCAATACTCGAGAATTATATGTATTAGCTTGTACAGCCCCATTAAGTTTTGAACCAGAAACTATTTTTGTAATTTCTAGTATTTGATCAATTCCTGTATTTTGTTTTGGAAATTTTTCAAATAATGTTGTATCTCTCTCTGCGTAAAATATTCTATACATAATTTATCCCTACGGTTTAATCGCTTTTCCTTTTATATCTTTATTAGGATATTTTATTTCAAATATACTTGGGTCTAATGATGGATACAAAATATTATTTTTTATAGCACTATTAATGTCATATACATTTCCGGAATAACCCTCTTCAAGAGCATGAAGATTAACAAGATCTAATGTTGGCACACTTTGTACACCTTCTACCTTATCTAATTCTGTAATAAGACCTGATATACTTATTGGTCCATTAATTTGCATTCTTTCGTTATGCAATATTGTTTTTAATCTATCAATACATCTTAACACAACTTCATGAGAATTGTAACTAGGTTGAGGTATCACTTCAAATATAACTCCTAAGTTAATAACAAATGCTGACTTAAGGTTAAGTGCATCCGTCAACATTCTGTATTGTGATAGATATGTTCTTAAATTTTCTTTTAGAGCTTGATTACATGATATAAACTTATTATCATTATCATATGCCAATAAATACATATTTAATGCATATGGATTTGAAATTGTTTCTGATGGATATGTTTTATCATGGGTGTTTATTTGTGTATCACCTACTACATATGCTTTAGCTACAGAACCAAACCTTGTTGGCATAGAATATACTCTAGCAATATAATCTTCTCTAGTGATTGTTCTATTTTGTGCTGCAAATGTAGCAATTGCATTTTGTCTGATATGTTCTAGATCTTGTTTAGCTTTTGCTCCAGTAGCAGGCTCTGAATTTGTAATAGCAACAGACCCTTTTTGTTCTGTTAAATTAATTAATCCAGTTTCGTTAAGATATTCGATATTATCAATAATAGTAATAGTATTAACTCCTACATTTTCTGCAACACTTCCTCCTACAGAATACTTAACTGTTAATGTTATATTTGACGGAACCAATCCATATGTACTAGTATATAAAAAGTTAGTTGGATCAACATTACTAGTTGTTGTTCTTCTTAAATATTCTAATCCATGTCCTACATTTTTTGGATTTGGAATTATTTCTTCATCAGCATCAGATGAAACACCTGAACCAAATTGTATTTCTAATCTTCCATCATTTCTTAATCTAGTAACAAATCGTCTAGGCGTCTTCCTTAATTTAAGAATATATGGAACTGTTGATCTATACTCTGATAATTCTGGATCATTGAATTGGATATTTGCAATATCTTCCATAACAGTATCTTGTGCTAAATAATCTACTTCATGCCATATATTACCATTTGAATCCTTTACTTCTAAAATATCAATTACATTATCTTCTGGTAGAATAATTTTATCATATGGTTTAGGATCGTCAAATCTAAACTCTAAAGTTACTAACTCTCCAGAAATAATATTAATTTGCTTTTTTAATAAATAACGAGCAACATCTCCAGAACTATTTATTTCATATACTGTTATTTCTGGATCTTGATTAAAATCTAATGGTTCTTCCGTATGGTATATTTGTCCGGCTCTTGTTGCAACTTCCATACCACTAGCTACTGTTAATGCATATTGCATATCTGGCTTTTCTGCACCTCCACTTCCTTTTGATGGTACTAATTGAAAAACATCTAATTTGCAAGTTGCCGGCGAATTTAGTTTTGGCTTATAACCAAATAATTGTGATAACATTAATATATTACCAGTTTCTTGAGCAGATGATAACATTGATTCTCTAAATGACGTATCTGTATAGTATGATAATACATCACCAACATAAGATGCCATTTCTATAAACATCATACCTGGTGACGATTCATTAAAATCTTGATATGTATTTGGAAAATAATTTTTTGCAAAGTTTATTAAGTTTTGTCTAAACTGAGCAAAATCTTTATTCAAATACTTTACGTCTTTTTTTACTAAATTTCCCATCTGTAATTTCCCTTTAATATGTATCTGCTATTGCACCTGCTGTTCCTGA